CTCAACCGCTCGGCCATCACCGAGCTTCAGGTCTTCACCGATCACATCGAGACCGCCGATGAGTCCGCCCAGGTCAAGCCGCTCCATGACCGTGTCCACGTCCTTGTCGTCCAGCTGCGCGTCCTGCGGAATACGCTCGAGGCCATGGAGAACGCCGCCGAGTCCGCCCTCGAAGACGTGCGCCGCATCTCCGCCAGCGTCGAAGAAGCCAGCCCCGAAGATGACAGCCTGTGAACTCTGCAAGGGTGCGTGCTGTGAGAGCATCCTCCTGCCCATCAGCCCTGCCCCGACCTCGACCGAGTTCTACTCTGCTCGCGGCTCGGTCTTCCATATCGCCGGGAGCACCTTCGCCGAAGTCCCTGCCCGATGCCCGCACCTGTCAGGCTCCGGCAAGTGCAAGACCTACGCCAGCCGCCCGGTCGCCTGCTCCCGCTTCACCGTCGGCTCCGTGATGTGCCTGACCGCCATCGAGCGCCGTCGCCCCGATCAGGCCGAAGCAATCCGCGCGCTTCTCTAATTTTCACCAACCCAGAATACCAACCCACCACCATCCCATGCCCGACCTCATCACCGAACGCGTCATCTATGACGGCATCCAAGCGCTCAACCAATCCGGCGCGAAGGAACTGCTCAAGTCCCCCGCCCATTACCAGGCTTACCTCGCCCGCACCCGCGAGGACTCCAAGGCCCTGCGCGTAGGCACCGCCGTCCACAAGCTCGCCCTCGAAGGGCTGGACGCTTACAACGCCACGCACGCCATCGCCCCAGACGTGGACAAGCGCACGAAGGAAGGCAAGGCCGAGTGGGCCGAGTTCGTCACCGCCAACGAAGGCAAGGCCATCCTGACCGCCGATGAGGGGGCCCTTGTCGATGCCGTGGCCAACTCCGCTGCCGCCTGCATGAAGAACAACGGCATCGTCCTGACGAAGACCGAAGTGATGTTCACCGCCTTCCTAGGAGATACCCTGGTCAAGTGCGCCATCGACGGCATCTCCGACGACGGCTACATTTACGATCTGAAGACTTGCGAGGATGCCAGCCCGCACGGCTTCCTCCAGTCCGTACGCAAATACAAGTATGCCCTCCAGGCTTACTTCTACCGCCACGCCGTCGAGTCCGCCTACAAGTGCCGCGTCCTTGGCTTCCGCTTTATCGCCGTCGAGAAGGAGCCGCCCTACGCCCACGCGGTCTACGAGCTGGGGCCGGAACTGATGACCGGCGCCGCCTTCGACTTCGAGCGCGCGCTGACCCTCTACAAGGACTGCACCGCCTCGGGCAACTGGCCCGGTTACCAGACCGAGATCACCACCATCGACATCGCCGCCAAGCCCAGCGCCGCGACCAACATCAACTTTGCTTAATCCACGCATATGAAAATCAATCAGTTACTTAGCCTTCCTCCTTACACCTTAACTAGGGATCTGCCTTACATCGGCGACAACCTTGGGTTTATCGCCTTGGCCTCGCCGGGTGTTATGAAAGGCTTTCAAGCCAAGCGCATCACCACTACCTCTTTTGATGATGTCATCTTTGAAAACCACCAATGGGTTGTCCGTGGCGATTGCACCATTGATCAGAAAATAAATGGCTCTGTCACTTGGAGGTCTTACCAGGCTGATGGAGACGATATACTTGCCGGTTGCCAAAGGGAAGGCTGGCTCGGAGAGACTTGGCCTTACCATGTATGTAACAAGGAGGCATGGGTCGACAAGCAAGCCTTCTGCGATGCCTACGCTGTCGCCTATTACCACAAAAATATGAGCAAGGCCCGAGCCCTTGACGCCTAATTTCCCACCAACATGACCACCGAAAACAACGACCGCCCCCCGCTCACGTCCATCAGCACGAACGGCACCTATAAGCTGAAACTCATCAAGCCCAAGTTCGAGAAGGTCAAACAGTGGGAGGACGGCACCACGTCCTGCCGCCTGTTCTTCGTCGACGACAAAGGTTTCTGCCTGTCGAAGAACTTCTCCAGCAAATACGGCAAGGCGCTCGCCATGCTCGTCGGCAAGTTTTCCGGCAAGTACACGAACGAGATCAGGCTGGACGCGACCCCCGCCGAGTTCCTGGAGTACATCGCCCCCGCCTGCGGCCAGACCATCCTCGTCGGCGTCGAGGTCGAACCGAACGGCGAGTGGCAGGGGAAGCCTCAGTATAAGTATAAGATGACCTACCCGCGCGGCTCCCAGAAGCCGACCGCCCCCGAAGAGCCGCTGCCCCCCGAAGGCGTTCCCTTCTAATCCCGTGACCGAAGCACCCACGCCGATGTCCGCCCCGACGCTCGTCCTGATCGCAGGCTACGCCAGGGCGGGCAAGGACACGCTCGCCTCCGGCATCCTCGAGTGGTCTCAGCGGCCCGCCGAGCACATCAACTTCGCTGACGCCCTCAAGGAGGCCGCGAACCACTACATGGATTACCTCGGCCTTGACGGGGACTTCTTCAAGGAGGACTTCAAGGTGGATAACCGCGACTTCCTCGTCCACGCGGGCAAGTTCGCACGGCGCATGGATCGGGACGTCTTCGCCCGCCACTTCGCCAACTGGTGCCCGGTCATGAAGCACCACGACCAACCCTCCCCCGAGACGGTCGTCTGCTCCGATTGGCGCTACGTCAACGAGCTGCGCGTCTGCCAGGACATCCTCTGGGAGAAGGGCTGGAAGGTCCGCACCATTTACGTCGCCACCGCTGGGGTCGGTCCGGCCAACGACGAAGAGCTCGACAGCATCGCCGAGATACGCGCCTCCCATTTGTTCGACCAGGAGTATATCTTCAGGCCGTCCTCGCGTAACGCGATCATGACCGAAGGCCGCAACCTCGCCCGCTCATGGAAACTCTGAACACCGACACGCTGCGCTGGGCGAACAAGGTCGGCCTATCTCCCGACCGCGTGGCCTTCCTGCTGGCCTGCCCGAAGTATACCCGCACCGGGCGAAACGACAAGCCCGCCTACATCAAGGCCGAGAACCCGAACCACCACCTCCAGAAACTCGGCGACTGCTACTGGTTCCGCCTGCGTCGTCGCGGCAAGGACATCGTCGAGAACATCGCCAGCGACCTCGAGACCGCCCGCAAGCGCCGTGACGAGATGCTTGCGGCCTTCGACGCCGGCAAGCCCATCCCTTACATCAATATTCGATGAGCACACCTACCCGCTTCGTCGCCTTCGGTGATAACCACGGCGACATGGCTGACGAGAACGCCGTCGAGGCCCTCGTCGAGTTCATCAAGGACTACAAGCCGACCGTGCGCGTCCACCTCGGAGACTGCTTTGACTTCCGATCCCTGCGCCGTGGGGCCGGACAGGATGCCGAAGGCGCCGAGTCCCTCATCTCTGACATCGAGGCCGGTGAAGCCTTCCTCGAGCGCACCAAGCCCACCGTCTACCTGATGGGCAATCACGAGCACCGCGCCCAAGCCCTCCAGCATACCTCCGGCTCCGCCCTGGTCCGTGACTACTGCGCCGACCTTGAGGCCCGCATCAAGACCGCCGCGAAGAGCTGCGGAGCCAAGACCATCCTGCCCTACCACGCCGAGAAGGGCGTCTACCGCCTCGGTCAGGTCGCCTTTATCCACGGCTACGCTCACGGCCTGAACGCCACCGCCGAGCAGGGCAAGCACTACGCCGACCGTGGCGGTGCCTTGATCCACGGCCACACGCACACGCTCGCCCAGGTTAACTTGACCAAGGCCGAAGGCGGCGCCGCGTTCTCCGCTGGCTGTCTCTGCCAGAAGGACGCCATGGCCTACGCGTCGCATCGGCTCGCCACCTCCCGCTGGGGCTCAGGCTTTGCCGCCGGCTGGGTCGACGGCAAGGACTGGAAGGTCTGGCTCGTCCACCGCGTCGGCTCCCGCTGGGTCTGGACTACTGACCTCAAGGTCTTCACCCCGAAGGCCCGATGAAGCGCTTCGACGCCCACGCCCTCGTCGCCGCGATCAACGCCGACGACACACCTGAAGGCTGGCACAAGACCACGGAGGTCGTCCGCCTCCTAGGCTATACGACCCGTGCCGGTGTCTCCCTGCCTCTCGCCCGCATCGTCAAGGCGGGCTACGCCGAACAGAAGACCGTTCGCCGAGGCCGCTTCATTTATCGCTTGTCGCCCAGGTTCAAGTCTTGGCCCGCCGCCAAGGCCGCAGCTGAAGCCCTCGAGAAGTTCAAGGCCCCCAAGGGATGGGTCACCCTCTCCGAGTATGCCCACAAGCACCGGCGCACCGTCCGCGGCGTGCAATACCGCATCGACGGCATGGCCCTGCCTGTCCGCATCCTCCGCAACCCCCGGAGCGTCCCTTACTACCGCAAGGCCGACCTCGACCGTCTCCTACGCAAAGCATCTTGACCACGGGCACCCACGCCCCCATCCCCAACCCTCTCTTCCATGATCCCGCCGAATAACGTCGCCGCGGAACGCCACCTCCTCGGCGTCCTCCTACGCGAAGCCTTCCCCTTACCGGGCGACCTCCAGCCTTCCGACTTCTTTGAGCCAGCCCATCAAGACATCGCCGCCGCCATGCTTTCGCTGGCAGTCGATGGTGTCGCCCCTGATGAGCTGACGGTCAGCCAGCGCCTACGCCAGGTCAACAGCCCGGTGACCGAGGCCACCGTCTCGCTCCTAGTCAGTGACGCAGGCCAAGCGGCCTTCCGCCTTGAGCACGCCGACATGATCGCGGACGCGGCCATCCTCCGCCGTGCCCTGGTCGCCGCGGAACAGGCCACCGACCCCGACACCCTGCTCGACCATTATGCCACCATCGCCGAAACCCGCAAGGGGCGGAAAGCAAAGCACGGCCCGCAGCGCATGGACTTCGACGCCCTGCTATCCTTCGAGCGTAAGGAAGACCCCTCGTGCATCCTCGGCAACCACCGATGGCTCTGCAAGGGCGGCTCCCTCCTGATCGTCGGCCAGTCCGGCACGGGCAAGTCCTCCCTGATGATGCAGGCCGCCGTCCACTGGTGCATCGGCAAGGACTTCTTCGGCATCAAGCCTGCCAAGCCCCTGCGTGCCATCGTGCTCCAGGCTGAGAATGACGCAGGGGACATCTCCGAGGCCTTGCAGGACGTCATCGCCGGGGCATACCTCGACAGCGCCGAACGCTCTCAGCTGCGCGAACACCTTGCCATCTTCCGCGACACAGTGAGCACCGGCACCACCTTCACCTCGGCCCTGCGTGACCTCATCATCGAGCACAAGGCCGACATCGTCTTCGTCGACCCTCTCCTGTCCTTCGCGGGCATCGACGTCTCCGACCAGGAGCAGGCATCCAAGTTCCTGCGCCACGACCTCGCCCCAATCCTCCTCGAGACAGGCGCCGTCCTCGTGGCCATGCACCACACCGGCAAACCAAAGGCCGCCTCCGACAAGGAAGGCCACACCGTCGCCGACCTAGCCTATGCGGGCCTAGGTTCCTCCGAGTTCACCAACTGGTTTCGCGAGGTCGCCGTCCTCTTCCGGTGCCAGGGCGAGGAGCCCATCTACAAGTTCGGCCTGACCAAGCGCCGTGGCCGTGCCGGTCTCAAGGACCACGCGAACCAGTTCAAGGGCGAGATTTACATCCGCCACGCCGCCGAGAAGGGGGTCATCCGCTGGGAATACAGCCAGCCCCCCTCCGAGATTGCGTCCGAAGCGTCCAGCAGGGATGCCGATTCCAGACCCGCTAAGGGGTCTCCAAGGCGTTTGGGTCTGTCGTAAGACCGAGGACAGCCATAAGGCCACAAAAGACCGCCTAGGCCATCCTAGGCTTGACTTTGGATAAATCAATGACAGGCTAATGGACAGCCTACTACACACCACTTTAACAAACCCTTTATCAAACCGTTAGAGGGGGACAAATACAAGATGCAGTCCCCCTCACCCAGTCCCTACGGCCTTGGCTGACGCCGGCCTAGGTCTGGGTCTAGAGGCAAGATACAGGGATACATTTCCACCACCATGAACAACCCGACAAAACCGCGCCGTCCTAGGCGCCTGAACAAAGCCGAGATCATCAAGGCCAAGGAACGTTACCGCGATATGTGGGCGTCCAATCGTGCCAGGATGCTCAAACTCGCCGAGCTAGGCCGCAAGGCCATCTCTGCCAAGCATGACGAACACAGGCTTTGGATGAGACAGTGGCTAGCCAAGTGTCCTTCCCACTTCAGCCGCGAACAACTCCGACGGATGATTGACCGTGACCGGGCCGAGGGCGACACGGCTAAGACCGAGTCCTACGTGAAGACCATGATCCGTTACGGCTACGTCAAGTTCGACGACTCGACGATGCTCTGGGAGAATATGTATTTCAAACTATGAGCACCGAGAATACTCAATGGCCAGGGATTGGGAAGCACATGACAGATGCGCTGGAAACATTCCCGGAAACGATGACCAAAAAAGATTTGGTTCTGCATTGTGCTAGGTATATCGCCGCTAATCCCGAGATATACATCACTCCTGAATGGCTGGCAAAACTGATGATGGATGACTCCTTTTTGCTTTCGAAGCGGAAGAAGATGATACCGGGAAGCAGGGCTTATGTTTGGGTTAACGAGCACAAAAGGTTTCAACAAAACCCATACAGGCTAAGACTCTGACCTTTGCCACTTGCCCCGCCGTCAAGATAGTTGACGCTGTGACGCGTGACACGCGCTAGGCTCAACGACCTGACGGCTCCGGCTAAGGAGGCCAAGTCGTTTGACGCTTGGTTCTTTGCCCAGCCGAAGAAGGTCCAGGAGAAGATGCGCGAGAACGGCGTGCTGCCTTACGCTGAGATGGCGCAACCTAGGCACGTGTTCAACATCGACGCCAATCATCCTGACTGGGCGTTCAACCCGACTGACATCGGCAGACGCGAAGAGGTCGACGCGTTCATCTCTCGCGATCATGTCGGCGTCATGCTCAAGGGCTTCATGGATGCGTTGGCCTGCACGGACAACTTCGCCTTTCGTCGACACGTCGAGCTCATACGCTGGGCGCTCAGTCTGCCCGGTTGTCTGTCCTCTCGCCTGATCGGGAAGATGTATGGCCGCTCTCACTTCTGGATGCGTGCCAGGGCTAAGGAGATCCAGCGCACCGTGAACTCCGACGCGTGCGGTCTGTTTCCTCATGTGAATGCCAGACGCGGCAAGAATAAGCCAATTATCAAGTAACCATGCAAAGAGTCCCAACAGATAAAAGGTCCAAAGGATTGCAGTATTACTACAGGAACAAAGAGCGCTTGCGTGAAATTAACCGTCTTAGGGCCAAGGCTAACTACGACAGCAACCCTGATAAGAAGTTGGCTGATAACGCAAAGTGGAGAACCAAGAACAAAGCCAGGCATAAGGTCATGAAGAAGGCATGGACCGATCGTCGCTTCTTTTACAACAAGGCCATGCTTATCAAGGCGCATAAGCGCGGCGTCATCTCAATGGAGTCTACCAACGAGTTAGCCATTGGGCTTATGCGTCAATGGATAAAGCAGAGGGGAAGGTGTGCCCTAACTGACGTTAAGCTAGACCGTACTGCGCACGCAGATCACGTAGTCCCTGCCTCTCGTGGTGGAACTGATCATAGCAACAACTTCCAATGGCTGACACCGGCAGCCAATCAGTTCAAAGGAGCGCGAACTGACGAGGAATTGGCCCTTTTTTGCGTGCTAATCCTCCGTTCGTTGAAAAAAAGGAATCTCTTACCACCCCCCCTACGTCACGCGTGGCCCGACAC